TTCAACTCACTTTATAATTTTTAAAATTTATTTTTATATGGATAATCAACAAGTTACTCCGTAATCGCATAAAAACCATGCGTCTTGCGGGCCTATAAGCCAGGCGAGATATGATCTATATCAAATTCTCATCTATAATGCTTTGTTAGTATCTCGTCGCCGACTTAATAAAGAGAGAGTTAGTGTGAAAGCTGACAACCCTTTTGATCTTATTCTACCTGCTGCAATGGCCAAAGTTGCCGAAGAAGCAGGCGTCTATAAAGCAACGAAACATCCGCTTAAGACGTTCTATCTGGCAATTACTGCCGGTGTATTCATTTCAATTGCCTTTGTTTTCTATATCACCGCCACAACCGGTACCGGAACTATGCCTTTCGGCATGGCAAAATTAGTAGGTGGTATCTGCTTTTCCCTGGGGCTGATTCTTTGTGTTGTCTGCGGCGCAGACCTCTTCACCTCAACCGTATTGATTGTCGTAGCAAAAGCCAGTGGTCGTATTACCTGGGGCCAATTGGCTAAAAACTGGCTTAACGTTTATGTCGGTAACCTGGTGGGTTGCTTGCTCTTCGTGCTATTGATGTGGCTTTCCGGCGAATACATGACCGCCAACGGCGCGTGGGGGCTCAACGTCCTACAAACAGCCGACCACAAAGTGCACCATACTTTTGTTGAGGCGGTAAGTCTTGGCATCCTGGCTAACCTGATGGTGTGTCTGGCCGTATGGATGAGCTACTCGGGCCGCAGCCTGATGGACAAAGCGTTTATCATGGTATTACCGGTCGCAATGTTTGTTGCCAGCGGTTTTGAGCACAGTATCGCAAACATGTTTATGATCCCTATGGGTATTGTAATACGCGATTTCGCCACCCCGGAATTCTGGACCGCAGTTGGGTCTTCTCCGGAGAATTTTTCTCACCTGACCGTGATGAATTTCATCACCGATAACCTGATTCCGGTTACGATCGGTAACATTATCGGCGGCGGTTTGTTGGTCGGGTTGACATACTGGGTCATTTATCTGCGTGGTAACGATCATCATTAATCTGATGATGCCCATTACACGCAGTAAATAAAAAATCCACTTAAGAAGGTAGGTGTTACATGTCCGAGCTTAATGAAAAGTTAGCCACAGCCTGGGAAGGTTTTACCAAAGGTGACTGGCAGAATGAAGTAAACGTACGTGACTTCATTCAGAAAAACTACACTCCATATGAGGGTGACGAGTCCTTCCTGGCTGGCGCAACTGATGCGACCACTGCACTGTGGGACAGCGTGATGGAAGGCGTTAAACAGGAAAACCGCACTCACGCGCCTGTTGACTTTGACACCTCCGTTGCTTCTACCATCACTTCTCACGACGCTGGCTACATCAACAAAGCGCTCGAGAAGATTGTTGGTCTGCAGACTGAAGCTCCGCTGAAACGTGCGATCATTCCGTTTGGCGGCATCAAAATGGTTGAAGGTTCCTGCAAAGCGTACAATCGCGAACTGGACCCGATGCTGAAAAAAATCTTCACCGAATACCGCAAAACCCACAACCAGGGCGTATTCGATGTTTACACCAAAGACATTCTGAACTGCCGTAAATCCGGTGTTCTGACTGGTCTGCCAGATGCGTATGGCCGTGGCCGTATCATCGGTGACTACCGTCGCGTTGCGCTGTACGGTATCGACTACCTGATGAAAGACAAATACGCTCAGTTCGTCTCTCTGCAGTCCGATCTGGAAAACGGCGTAAACCTGGAAGCAACTATCCGTCTGCGTGAAGAAATCGCTGAACAGCACCGCGCTCTGGGTCAGATCAAAGAAATGGCTGCTAAATATGGCTGCGATATCTCTGGTCCGGCTACCAACGCTCAGGAAGCTATCCAGTGGACTTACTTCGGCTACCTGGCCGCTGTTAAATCTCAGAACGGTGCAGCAATGTCCTTCGGTCGCGTATCCACCTTCCTGGATGCTTACATCGAACGTGACCTGAAAGCAGGCAAAATCACCGAGCAAGACGCACAGGAAATGATCGACCACCTGGTCATGAAACTGCGTATGGTTCGCTTCCTGCGTACTCCTGAATATGATGAACTGTTCTCCGGTGACCCGATTTGGGCAACTGAATCAATCGGTGGTATGGGCGTTGATGGCCGTACTCTGGTTACCAAAAACAGCTTCCGCTTCCTGAACACCCTGTACACCATGGGTCCTTCTCCGGAGCCGAACATCACTGTTCTGTGGTCTGAAAAACTGCCTCTGAACTTCAAGAAATTCGCCGCTAAAGTGTCCATCGACACCTCTTCTCTGCAGTACGAGAACGATGACCTGATGCGTCCGGACTTCAACAACGACGACTACGCTATCGCTTGCTGCGTAAGCCCGATGGTTGTTGGTAAACAAATGCAGTTCTTCGGTGCGCGTGCAAACCTGGCGAAAACCATGCTGTACGCAATCAACGGTGGTGTTGATGAAAAACTGAAAATGCAGGTTGGTCCTAAATCTGAACCGATCAAAGGCGACGTTCTGAACTTCGACGAAGTTATGGACCGCATGGATCACTTCATGGATTGGCTGGCTAAACAGTACGTCACTGCACTGAACGTTATTCACTACATGCACGACAAGTACAGCTACGAAGCCTCTCTGATGGCGCTGCACGACCGTGACGTTATCCGCACCATGGCGTGTGGTATCGCTGGTCTGTCCGTTGCTGCTGACTCCCTGTCTGCAATCAAATATGCGAAAGTTAAACCGATTCGTGACGAAGACGGTCTGGCTATCGACTTCGAAATCGAAGGCGAATACCCGCAGTTTGGTAACAACGACTCTCGCGTTGATGACATGGCGGTTGACCTGGTAGAACGTTTCATGAAGAAAATTCAGAAACTGACTACTTATCGTAACGCTATCCCGACTCAGTCTGTTCTGACCATCACCTCTAACGTGGTTTATGGTAAGAAAACTGGTAACACCCCAGATGGTCGTCGTGCTGGCGCGCCGTTCGGACCGGGTGCTAACCCAATGCACGGCCGTGACCAGAAAGGTGCTGTTGCCTCTCTGACCTCCGTTGCTAAACTGCCGTTTGCTTACGCTAAAGATGGTATCTCTTACACCTTCTCTATCGTTCCGAACGCTCTGGGTAAAGACGACGAAGTTCGTAAGACCAACCTGGCGGGTCTGATGGATGGTTACTTCCACCACGAAGCGTCCATCGAAGGTGGTCAGCACCTGAACGTGAACGTCATGAACCGTGAAATGCTGCTGGATGCGATGGAACATCCGGAAAAATATCCGCAGCTGACCATCCGCGTTTCTGGCTACGCAGTACGTTTTAACTCCCTGACTAAAGAACAGCAGCAGGACGTTATCACTCGTACCTTCACTCAGACCATGTAATTGGTTTTGACTGAAATCGTACTTTAAAAAGCGTACAATAAAGGCTCCACGTAAGTGGGGCCTTTTTAATAGCCTGCTTTGTCAGCCATCTATACTTATGGATAGCAGCCAAAACAGACTCGACACAGTTAATAACTGTGCACTAACACTGGCCCCGGATGGGCCACACCTGGAGAAACACCGCAATGTCAGTTATTGGTGACATTTTTCTGTAGATAACCAAATGAAATAAAAGGATTTATTTCTGGTCACGTCCACGAATTGACCACATCGACAAAAAAGCCCCGCATTTGCGGGGCTTTCTTTTTCTACATCCAAGGTATTGATTGCTGGCCGTTTTGCATCGGATGAGGTAATGCCGGTACCACTTCACCCGGCTTGACGATGTATCGCTCGACCGTTTCAGTCGTTACAAACGTGCAGCTACAATTAATATTAGTGCACTGGTGATAGCGCTCTTTGGTGGTATCAGTAAAGTAACGACTGGTGCGCGCGTGAGCGGCTGTATGGCATAACGGACAATGAAACATTTTTTCACCTCACCGGCTGGACTCAATGACCCAATTTTAACCATTTAATACTTATAAAACAATTACTTATCATCACTTTCCGACATGTCACTATCCGTTTCATACTCCACATCAGAGAGCATCACCTCGAGCTCTACAGCCGTCGTGAAGCCATTCCCGCCGAGGTTATGGGTCACCTTGCTTATTATCCATGACTGGTCATCTATGACGCTCTTAAAGCCCGAGACCCTGACCGGCATTTCGGGATAAATATCTTCCCGACCAGTTGCCAGCATGATTGAGAACTCCGCAACGCCACGCTGTAATTTATCCCACTTCGCCTGAGCCGCGCGCATCGCTTGCGCCTTTGTCGCGTAAATGGTCGTCAGTGCGAAAACGTTGTCAGCCTCACCGGCCATATATTCACCCTCGCGGGCTTCCTGCTCTTTCTTCTTTTTCGCAGCGGTTTTACTGCTCACGACTTTTGCTTTCGGGTGCTGTAGCGCCCGGAGGTGTTGCTCTTTGGGCTTGCGCTTCAGCTTCACCGCTTGCTTTTGCTTCGCCGGTTTTGGGTCTTTGGTGTGCAGCCATTTAGCCGTTACGCCGGTGTAAGCACCACGGTCAGCAATAGCAAACTGATGCCGGTCGCCGTCACTGCGCTGGATAGTAATCTGAGGGATAGCTTTTCCGCTGGCCGTCGTACCACTTCCCGCTTTAAGCATCAACAATTTACCCGCTTTGACCGATACCGCGCCGCCGTTGCGTTCCGCGAGGCGAGTCAGGAAAACAGCGTCGGATTCCTGCGACTGGTCGATATGCGGAATTTTTATCCCGGCAAGAGAATCCGCGACGCTGGCCGTTAATTTATTCCGGGCAGCTATCGCGCTGACGACAGCGCCGAGTGAGGTGTCGTGCCATGATTCCTCGCGGCGGGAATTGAGCGTTCCGCGAAAATCAGCGCTACGGGCGCGAATGGTCACCGAATCCGGCGCGCCCCGGTGCTCCACCTCATCGACGGTAAATCGCCCTTTGCCAACGAGCGCGAAACCCTTCCAGCCTAAATACAGTGACAGTACCGCGCCGCGAATCGGCAGCGCGACAAGCCCGTCGGCATCATCGAGTTCAATATCGAGCTGGTCGGCCTCAAAACCCCGGTTATCCGTCATTGAGAGATTAATCAGCCGGTCGCTGATATTGCCGGTGATATCTTTGCTTTCCAGCATGAGCATAAAATCGGGCGTCAGTGTGGCACCCGCGCCGGTGATAATATCCAGCATGATTAAGCCCCCACCTTAGACAGCAGATCGCCAGCTTTACCGACCAGACTTTCGGCCTGTTTCCCGATATCGCCATAGACCGCCGCGAGCGATTCATCGACACGGGTCAGTGACAGAGTGAAGCTGATTTTACGGGGCGACCCATCCTCAAAAAATACCGTGCCGGTCTCCGAGACATTGCTGACAATAAACATCCCGTAAATCCAGCCTGAGCCAGAAATAAGCGGCCATGCGCGACCCTGCTCGGCCATCGCATAAAGCGTCAGCATCGAAAACTTGCCGCCGGTCAGCTCAGGATACAGGTCACCACTCAGGGTGATTTTGTCTTCTCCCTCGCCGAGATACTGAAAGGCGTCACGCTTCCCGACGCGGGAGTTTGACGCCCAGCTATAATCCGCGCTGCGCTGCATGCTCTGATAGGGCAACGTCTGACGCATAAAAACAAACATACCTAGTGCCAGCATCATAATCGGTCTCCTTAGTCATGCATCATGCTTGCGCGGGCTTTGGCGCGTTTCTCACGCTCATATTTTTCTAAGGCATCCTGCAAATCATTACCTAACCGACCGCCCGGCATACCGTTGCCCGGCACGTTGATTTGATAGGTTGGCCGACTCTGGTCGATGTAGGTTTTACCGGCGGGTGCCGTGACCGGCTGATAGCTGTTGTAAGAGCTGATAGCCGGGCTGTAGCCGTTCTGCGTCGCCGCACTGGCTTTCGCCGCGGTCTGGTCAAGCGAGCTGGATTCTTTGTTGATAACCCCGAGTTTTTCGAGCACCCAGTCAATCCCGCTTCGCAGCTTGTTAAAGGCGTTAAGCGGCATCAGCAAAGCATCAGCCAGCGCCTGACCGAACATGACACCAACATTACGGCAACTGTTTAACGTGTCCTGAGTCGCTTTTACTGGTGCTATCAGGTCTTTAAACCACTGCCAGACACCGCGAAGTTTCTCCCCGAGGCCGTCAAAGATGGGTGCCAGCGGCGCGAACATTTCCCCGACCGGCGCAAAGGCGCTCATCAGCCCCTCGATAACACCACCGAAAAAAGCGCTGACAGGCTCCCAGTATTTGCGAATCAGCAACGCGCCAGCGACAACCGCCGCCGCAACGGCCACGACCGGCCACGTAATAGCGCCGATAGCAGCGATAACCCCGCCGCTGATGGTCGTAAAGACCGCACCAAGCAGGCCAGCCGCCGCAATAATGGCGTTAATCCCGGCAATGACCGGCCATGCAATCAGACCAATACCGCCAATCACGGCGATGAGGCCAAGCGCGCCACCGGCGATAAGGCCGATGGTCTGAGCAAGCCCTTTATTTTTTTGTATCCAGCCATCGAGCTGTAACACGTATTTTGTGGCCGTCTGGGTGAGCTTGCGAAGCGACTCCTCTTGCTGGTCATAAAGGTCAGTTCCGACCGCCTCATAGGCTGACTGAAACTCTTTAAAGTCGCCGCCGAGATTGTCCTGCATGACCTTGACCAGCTCTTCAGTTTTGCCGTCAGAGCTTTTAATCAGACGGGTCAGATTATCCAGTTTTCCGCTGGCCGCTGCGGCCATCAGGACACTGGCCGATGAGCTGGCCTCTTCACCGAAAATCGCTTTCATGTACTCTGAGCGCTGGCCGGTACCGAGGTTATTTTTCTCAAAGCTGGCCTGCATTTCTTTGAGGATGGAGAAAATCGGGCGGGTGTTGCCCTTGCTGTCCATCGTTTTGACGCCCAGTTCTTTAATCGCGTCATATGCCTTGCCGGAGGGTGCCTGTAATCGACTTAACACGGCACGGCTACCGGTACCGGCCATCGAGCCGGTGATATTGTTGTCATGAAGCGCGCCTATCATCGCGGCGGTTTCTTCTAGACTCACACCCGCATTTTTTGCGACCGGCGCGACATAAGTCAGTGAGTCACTCAGACCGGCAAACGTAGCCTGTGATTTATTCATGGTCATCGAGATCACATCGGCAATATGCGTTGCCTTGTCATCAGCGAGACCGAAAGCGGATTTCGTACCGATGAGTAACTTTGCGTTATCCTCCATCGTTTCTTTATTCGCGAGCGACATATTCAGAATGGCGGGCGTTTGCGCGAGAATACCGTCTTTATCCGCACCGGATTTTGCCACGATAATTTGTGCCGCTGCGGCGTCATCAGCAGATGCAGCCGTATTATCGCCCAGCGTTCGGGCTTGCCCCTTTAACGCTTTCATTTCAGGCGATTCTTTATCAAGACCGAGTACAGCCTGAAGCTCTGAGTTCTTCAGCGAAAAATCAAAGCCGGGTTTCAGCACAGCACCACCGGCGACCACACCGGCGGTCGCTACCCCAACACCGGCCACACCGACATTACGCGCACCGGCAGCGAGCTTTTGCCCGGATTCATAGCGGGATTTAACCGCACTCAGTTTCGCCTGTTGCGCGCTGACGCGCGCCAGTGCTTCACGCTGTCGGTTAAGCTGTGCGGTCGTTTCGCTGATATTATTTTTCAGGCGGTTTTCATCATTCGTCAGGTTACGGGTATTTATCCCCGCTTTACCGAGCTCGGCCTGTTGCCGCTTAACTGACTGTGTGAGGCTGTTATATTTCGTCTGCAACCCATCAGCCGCGCGTTTCGCTGACTCCAGCACTCTGGCCTGTGCCACTGTTGGCCGTTCCGTGTTTTTAAACTGTACCGCCAGCGCTTCAGCTTCCTGTTTTGCTTTTTCCAGCGACTGACCGGTTACCGCCAGTTGCGCGCTGGTTTTACGAAAACCGTCGATTTTCGATGCCTGACCATTCAAATCACGCAGGGATTGCTGAGTCGTGCGGATATCACCAGACAGCGATTTACTCGCCGTCTGGATCGCTTTAAAGGGTCGGGTCGCCTGGTCGACAGCTTTCAGCAGCACTTCGAGTTTGAGGTTATTACTCATTCGTGTTTCCGCTTCGCTGTAGCGCTTTTTCGCGCCAGTTGACGAGCTCGGTCAGGCTCATGGGATAAAGGTCTGATGGCGACCAGTGGAAAATTACCGCTATGTCAGCCATCAGGTCATCGACCGAAAGTTTTTTCGGGAAGGTTACGCCGCCGAACTCGGTGACAAAAAACCGACCACCTTACCGGCAAATGACAGCAGGTCGGGCAGCTCCAGCGCGGCGGCTTCCTGCTCGGTCAGCGACGGCATGGTCATGCGTGGCAGCACTTTAATCAGCGCGTCGACGTCAGAATTTGCGACAGATGCCAGGCTGACACCGCGAAGGGTTCCGGCACACGGTTTTAACAGCGTCACATCGGAAATAACCTGTTCACCGCGCTTGATGGGTTTAATCAGAGTGACGATATTTTCGTTAGCTTTTTCCATGATATTTCTCGTTAAATTCAGGTTTCAGGATGCCCGGCCAGCCATGCTGACCGGGACAATAATTACAGGCCGATATTCTGTCGGTGTGCCTCAAGCATGTCGGTACCGTTCACCATTTCGACGAGGTTCACGGTGTCAATTTCGACCATATCTTTACCGTTGAGGGTCAGTTTGTAGTACGAGCACTCGAGCGAGATTTTCGACTCAGTGTCTTCGCCCTGCTTGGCTTCGCCGAGGTCAATTTCTTTCTGACGGCCACGGAGAACAACCTCAACCGGCACGGTCTCGCCGGTGTCATCACGCTGGTAAGACCCGGCAAAACGTAGCGGCACGGAGGCCGTACCGGTGGCGGCGTATAACGACCAGACAGCATCATCAGGAAAACCGCCGAGCGAGATTTCAGCCGACAGCGCATCGTCATCGAGGCCAAGGTCAACCGAGGCTGAGCCATTCATCCCGCCGCCGCGATATTTCTCGAGCTTGCGGGTTAATTTCGGCAACGTGACGGACTGCACGACGCCGAGATAACTCACCCCGTCGATAAACAGGTTCATGAGTTTGAGCTTGCGCGGTAATGCCATTTGTCAGGCTCCTTATTTGCTGTTGACGGACGAGATAAGATTCGCCAGATATTTATCGGTTATGCGCTGGCGTAAGGTCAGGTGTTCGAGTGGCGGCACCGGCGTATAGTCATAATCGATAAACAGTTTCCCGGCCTTCAGGGATTCTTTGCTGTTGGCCTCTTCGTCAAACCAGCACGTCGCATCGATGATGTAACCGCCGCTTTTCAGCTCGCGAAATTTCGCGTTGATGCCGTCGATAATGTCGCGAATCAGTGTCGCGGTGATGGGCTTATCGTTCGCCCACATATGCCCCTCGGCCATTGTGTCGGCGATAACCTGTGCGGTGCGGGTGTAGTTCTCAAACTGAAACAGCGGGTCATCGGAGCAATTACGGTTACCCCAGAAGCGGAAACCATCGGCACGAATCAGCGTGGTAACACCGGCCTCATTCAGCAGGTCGGCATCGGTGCCTTTTTCCTGTAAATCCCAGAAGACGGACGCACTGATACCGGTGACCTCATTGACGCCGACGTTTGACAGGGTTTTGTGCCAGCCGGTGTCATTGTCAATTTTGGCGCGCAGACCCAGCGCGATAGCGGTCGCATAGCTGGTCGTTGTGGCGCTGGCCGTGGTATCCCATCCGAGGAACTCAGGCCAGATAATCATGAGTTCGCGCGCGCTGAAATTCTCCCGGTAGGCAATGACGTCAGAAATGGTTTTACAGCCCCACGCGCTGACATAGGCGAAAGCGCGCAGTTTCTGAGCCACGGAGACAAGCGCGGTCGCCACTTCCTGAGTATCGAGACCCGGTACACCGAGAATGCGGGGCTTCACGCCGGTGACCGCTTTCGCCGTTAACAGCGCTTTCAGCCCGGTGTATTTACCGTTCTCATCCGTGGTGCCAATGATGTTAGAAATGGTTTGCGCCTGTGCCTCTTCGTCGTCGCCGGTACCCTCAGCGACACGCACAACAACGACAACCGGTTTTGACTGGTTAGCGATGAGCTGTAAGGATTTTTTCAGGGTACCTTTAGTCCCGGCTTTTGCGATGGCGCTTTGAGGGTTGGTAATCAGCACCGGCTCATTGAGCGGAAATGCCCCGGCGTCAGCATCGCTGGCCGTGCAGACCATGCCAACGACCGCCGTTGATACCGTCGAGATGGTGCGGGTGCCGTCGTTAATTTCGACGACCTCGACACCGTGATGATAATCACTCATCCGTTTAACTCCGTTAGTTGGGGTGAGTGATATTGTCGGGTGTACGTTTACAGGGGGCTATTTGTCAGGGTTGGGTAAGGTCTGACACAACTGGTCAGAGAAAAGGCAGCGGGTTTTCACCCGCTTTTATCATGCCGGAGCATCAGGCCAGTTAATTTTTGGGGCAGTACTCAGATCCAGACGACGCAGCGCGATACGATAAGCACGTAATTCCGTAAGCTCCTGTTCTTCATCGGCTGAAATATCGCCATCTTTTTGTGCATCCTCCAGCCAGTTAATACGCGCTGTTGCTTCACTCATGCGGCTGTTGCGTTCTGTTTCAGCTTCAGCCAGATGGTCGCGAATTTGCTGCAATTTCCCGTCTTTATAAAACCAGTCATCACCCAGTGTGACACGCAGGTTAGCTTTTGTTGCTGAAAGCTCGACGACACTGAGATTGACCGGGAAAAACGCGTGAATATTCGTTGTGAATGTTCTTACACGATCATCATCGTCATAGCCAATTTTTAGTGTCTTTGATTCATCAAATAATTTAATAACGTCATACCAGTCATTACCTTTATCATCCTGCAAAAACATAACGTTCTGACCATCAATAATTTTTGGTCTGTCAGTGGTGTCGGGAATATATGGAGTGAATTTACCGAAGCTCTGCATTTTATTACCTTTTAGTTAATGACATACCAGTTGTTATTCACACATTTTCGCGTATAGCGAATGATATAATTACCAACGTTACTGCTCCCACCAACCATTTTAAAATTGTACATGGCTGCCCCATCTGTTCCTCGCGTATACCCATTCCCGTCCCAGAAACCAACCTCAGCCGGTGCTGTCAGATCGATATTCTGGACGAAGTTTTGTAATACCCATTGTTGCGTGGCGTAAGCCGACAAATCTGTGGCTGGCGGCGGGTTTGCCGTACTGTAGTCGATAACCCACGGCGTCCGTTCAGACATGTCTCCATTCCATGTCTGGCGACTGGCGCTCGCCCCGGTATGACTGAAATATTGCTGTAGCCATACGTTCCCTGAACGTGCAACGAACATAAAACCATAGCTATACAGCCTGTTACCATTTGGATATTTGGGAAAATCAGCTACCGTTTCAGGTTTATCAAGACTCACCAACCACCACCCAGGCGAGTCGGCAGATGCCATCCTGCCGTTATTTCCAATTGTTCCAATGGAGTCTCGCGGCATGGCACCAATATCGGTTACGGTTGAAGGGATTTTTAACACCTGCCAGGCTCTTGATGTACCCGCCTGCTTTCGCCACACCAGATAACTTATATTTGCGTCGTATCTGGAGAGCAAAAGAGCACAGTCATTATTTGAGTCACGAATACCGACAACATTCACATAAACATATGTATTCGCAAACTCAGGCATTCCCGGCGGGAAATTAATCGCTGAATTGGTTTCAATAAACAGAGTTTCACCGGCAGCAAACCAATACTGATAAAAATCAAATCCGCGAAGTGCGGGAATTGCCCCTTTACCCAGCCCTCGATCCCCGACTTTAAGAACGCGCCCGGTAGCATCATCAGTTGTTGACGTTGTTAATGTCGCTGTTGCTGCGGTACCGAGTTGCAGCGCATTACGCGCCTGTGCTTTATCCGGGATATCATTCAGGTTTTGGTCTTTTTGCAGCGATCCAGCAGCTTTGTTAACCGTATCCTGCAAACCAATATTTTGAACAAACAAAGGTTTATTCGGAATGTCTCCACCGTTACGCTCTTTTGCAAGACGCGCGTTGGCATTATCCATCGCGATTTTAACCGCTTTCGGAGTTGCAGCCTGAGTTTCGTCACTGCTATCAGTTGCGCTGTTAAGTTGCACAATACCTTTTTGCGCTGTGCTCGCGTCCTGAGCCGTATATTTACCATTGGCAATATCACATGCCGCCTTAACCGCTTTCGGCGTTGCGGCGAGCGCCTCAGACGTGCTGTCGGTCGCGCTGCTGAGCTGCACAAAACCTTTTTCTTTCAGCGTGGCATCAGGGTGATTGCGTGATTTTTCATGCTCGGCGAGTTTGTCGTCGACATAATCCTGTGTGGCCATCACCATGGTCGAATCAATGGATAATTCCACCGAGGCGATACTGCTGACAATAATGACCATACGGCAGGTCTGCGCACGGCCTGAGCCCTCGGCCAGTTCTGGCTTGTAGCTTTCGGCCATATTGGCGACAGCAATCAGAGCGCCCTCATCGTCATAAAGACCGAGCTCACGCATCCAGAAACCGCCCACTTCCGGCGGGATAACCAGCTCGGCCACAATGTAATTGTTGTTTCTGCTGTCCTTGCTGATTTTATTCAGCGCATGACGCCAGACCTCATTAATGAGCTTTGTCTGAGCGGCGTTCGGCTCCGGCAGCGTACCGCCGCCATCACCGACGGCCATCACCGTAATATTGACTTTTTTACCACCCGGCACGGTGGCCGCTGCCAGTTTTTCAGCTCCGGCAGTGGTGATAATAGTTTTAAATTTCGTGCTCATTATTCCTCACTTATCCGGGGTAAATCGTAATAATGTCGCCATCACAGCTCACACCGCCGGTATACATATAACCGGGAATGTCCTGGATAATATTCAGGCCAATCAGATGACGACTGGCGGGTTTTGCATCAGCAATTAACCGCTCCATTTCTAAATACATTTCCTCAGTGATGCCGCTTTCCAGTACGCCAATATCAAGACGAAATGTACCCGCCGGGTCACCGGTCTCCCACCATTCCGTCACGTTGATGATGTAGCCGAGCGGTTCAATAACGCGCCGGACCGCGCCTATCGTCCCTTTGTGGCAGTGAATGAAATACGCGCTGCGAATAACATCCCGCTTTGTCTTTTCCGGCCAGTTCTCATCCCAGCGGTCAACGGAAAACGCCCACGCCAGCCACGGCAAAAGGTTTGCAGGACAGGAATCAGGGCTCCACAGACGACGCAGCGGGACGGGCGTGTTTTCGATATCCGCGCATGCACGTGCCGCCGCCACCTCAAGCGGCGACGAGCCCACCGGTAACAGCCGCGCATTACTCATCAGAGCCCCCTATCGCAATGTGATAATCACTGCAAAATGACGCCTGAGTCTTATCAAGCACAATGTCAGCGACCGGCGCGGAAAGTTCGACACGCTGGATCCCTTCAACATGCAGCGCGGCATAAATGGCCGAGAGCCGAATGTCCCGCCCTAGCCGGTGCTGCGCGCTGATATAGGCTTTTAGTTTCGCTTCAGCCGCCGCCCGGATGGGCTCACTTTCCGGCCCCGGATAGATAAAAATCGTTGCACGTATCTGGTAATCAACAATCTGAGCTGACTGTACCGTTACACGGTCAGCAACCGGTCTGACGTTCTCATCATTAAGTGCATTACGCACGACTGTCAGGAGTTCATCGGACGCGGCACCATTATCATGTCGGGAAAGCACCGAAATCGTCACACAGGCTGGCGACGGGCTGATAACTGAAATATCCGCGACCCGCCCGTCAGCGCTGCGACCATGAAATTCATAGGCACCCGTTGAGCCCGCCACACTCATCCCCTCAAAAGCCTGCTGGATGCGAAGACGAAAATCAGAGTCTGATTCCATCACCGCCGCCACTGGGGGAATTGCCGATTTATCAGCAGGTGTGATAACCAGCCGTTCGACGTTGAAGTTTGCGCCGATGACGTCAAGGTCGTTGCCCTCTGCGTAAGCCAGCGTGACCGCCTTTGCCGCATTATTTACACGCTGACGCCAGATAACCTCCCGATAGGCGTTTTCTTCCAGGTACTTCACCACCGGCTCAGACTCGAGGGCGAGCGTCCGGGCAATGGCGTCCTGTTGGTCTTCAGGATAAAGAGACACGAATGTCGCCTTACGCTCAGCAAGGATGGTTTCAAAATCCAGCGTTTCCACAACGTCAGGTGCGGGGAGCTGGCTCAGGTCGATGGTTGCCATAAATTCAACTCACAGGGATAGTCAGTGACAGGGTTTTGCCGGTGTCCCGGGTCTCGCCGGTCAGCTCAACAATCATCTGACCGTTAAACTGACGTTCTACCGTCAGCGAGCTGATGCTGATGCGTGGCTCCCACTTCAGCAGCGCCATATAACAGGCGCACATAATTTGCAGCCTCAGCGCGTCGGTCTGCGGCATATCAATCAGGGAGAACAACAGCGAGCCATAATCGCGGCGCATCACGCGAGAGCCGACCGGCGTTCGCAAAATATCACCACAGCTCTGACGGATATGATCGGCGTCAGTGATGGTGCGCCCGGTCTCTCTGTTCATACCGATATATCGGGTCGTCATTTCGTGCCCTCCGTCCAGGCTCCACCTCTTTGCACACCGCCGTGACCGTGGTCGTCGACCTGCACGCCGTTTGATTTAAATGTACCGTCGGTGTGTTCGATGTTTCCGCGCATGGTGCCGCCTTGTTGTACCTCAAGCGTCGCCGTCGTCAGTTTGTTGGTGCAGACCACTTCCGGGGTATCGAGGGTGATGCGGGTCTCGGCTTTCACCATCACCAGCGGTACCGTCGCGGTGATGGAATCCGACGCCGTAACATCTGCGGTTTTAATGCCGCTCACAGTCAGTGCGCCGGTCTCCGGCTCGTACTCGATAACAGCCCCGTCAGGAAAGGTGATGTGAAATGCATCAGCCGATGCCGACGGCGCGGGGTGGTCATCGGAGAAAATACCGGGCAGCACAAAAGCGGTGTCGAGCTCACCACCGACGGCCAGCAGTAAAACCTGCTCACCCACAGACGGAGCCCACCAGACACGTGAGCGACCGGCGCGCGTGGTCAGCCACTGAAGCCAGTCGGTAACAATGCCGCCAGTCTGGACGCGACAGCGCCCGTCATCGAGGTCAACTTCGACGACGACGCCGGTGCGTATCAGGTTGCGAAGGAGGCGTAAAGCGTCCTGAAGAGTTGCGCGAGTATTCATGCAAGAAAGGATGCCGCCCGGTGCTCTGAACGGCAATTGATGCGGGTTTTACTGTCAGTGGCACAACATCGGGATTAACTATTGTAAACTTTTTTGATTACTTCCATGCACTCAGCATGCGCGGTTTTATGTTGTTCAAACTCTTTGTTGTAGAAAAGAAAGAAAGCTTTCTTTACCTGAGGCATTTCAATAAAAATAAACTCATCTACTTTATGAAAAAAATGAAAGCTAGGGT